TTCCATTAACATATAATTTTACTTTATTTGCATTAGAACTTTCGCTTAAAGTATATTTTACAAATATATGATACCAGCTTCCTACGTCTCTAAATTTTGCAGTCGTTTGCCAGTTCGTTTCATCTGACCCTCCTGCTGTTAAATCAACATAAATCATTATGGTATCATCACTACGAAAATTTATAAAATCAGTCACATTAGGTCCAGAAACTTGTCCAGTTAGTAATTGTTGTGTAGTTGATAAAATTGACCTTTTCACCCAAAAAGAAACTGCTCTATTTGTAGTAGATGATGGTGTTCCACTGGCTGTATCTTGTAAGTAAGCACTACTAGCACTATTAAATCTTAATGATTGATCAATAACATCATTATAAAATCCAGTGCTTTGGTCTCCTGCACCATTTGCTTTAACTAAACTCATCAACCATCCTTATGTTAGAGCCGCCGATGCAGATACTAATATTGTGTCATTACCACTATCTGCCGTGACATAGTATGCTAAATGATATGTGCCACTTGATGATATCGTAGTAAGCACATCTGCATTAATAGCTACAAGTGCATTTGCAGTTATGGTATGATTACTAGCATTTACAAACTTTATGTTTCCAGACTGTCCCGCTTTAGCATTACTAAATGTAATTTCTGTATTGCCACTTGTAGTACAAGTAAAATCATTTCCTACTGCTAAATCAAAACTGCCATCATTTTCTGCTGTGACTGTTACGCCAACTGACCTGCCAGTCACTTCAACATCGTTACTCACTGTAACTTTAGTTGAAGCAGTTAAATCTATTGTTGGTGCAGTTATTTCTACCTCTGTGTCTGCATCTACATCTAATTGTCCATCAGTGCTAGAGCTTACTGACAAAGCACTATCTCTAAATGTCATTTTGATAGCATCGTTTAAAAGTAATGCACTATCTGCAACATGAGTTAGATTTACGTCACTATCTGCACCAAAGTTTAAAACAGCACCATCAGATGCTAAACTTAAATCATCACCAACTTGCAAGTCAGTTGAAACATCAACCCTTGTACTGGCGTTTAAATCTATAATAGCTTCTCCATCTATTCGTAATGTGCCATCAGATGATTGCTGAACAAAACTTGCAGTGTCACCAAAAGTCAATTTATTTGTGCTATTAAGGGTAAGTCCCGTACCGTCTGTGTGCGTAAGTGTAGTATCTGTATCAGCACCAAAACCAAGAACAGCACTATCTGATTTTAAAGTAACATCATCAGTAACAATCAAATCATCATCAACCGTTAAATCAACGGTGGCGAGATGTGCAAAAGCATCAACAACAGCGGCTCCACTTCCTGCACCATCTAAATAAACAACTTTTGCAGTGCCATTAGCTATTGTTACATTTGCACCAGAACCTTGACTTATTATGATATTATAAGGTCCAGAACTACCACTATCAGTTGTTGCATTTTCAATTATATGTACTCTTTTCATTGTGTTTGGACCAATGGTAATTGTACAATCTGAATCTAATGCACCAGTATATTTAATAAACATTGCTCTACCAGCATCAGAACTAGCGTCTGCTACTGTCGTTGTATGAGTGTTTGCATTTGTAGAAATGGCTTCTGTACCAAAACCTAATGCTTCACCTATAAGTTCTAAATTAGTATTTGTTTTTGTACCCCAAGTTCCTGACTGTTCGCCAGTAGCCATTTCCTCAAGTCTTAGATTATTTACGAATGTACTTGCCATTATGCGACCTCTTGCCAATTAGCTGTTTGATTAGGAACGATCAAACTGTAGATCAATTCCTCGCCAGTGCCACCAGTAGCACTAACTCCCGTTAAAGATACCACACATTCAGGTACTATGACAAGTGTTCCAATCTCATTTGATCCAGAAACACCAGTTGAAAACACAATTAAGGTTAAATCAATTGTTTCTTCTCCTAAAGATGTTGTACCAGTTACTGTTGTTGGACTTACTCCAGCTCCTCCAGTTACGACAGTACCAGTGGCACTTTCAGTATTAAGTTGTGCTCCCATGAGAGCATGATTAGTACATTGATAAAACAATGTTGGAGCACCTATTGGCACTGTTATTTCGGTATAAGCTCCAGCAGTTCCAGCAGTTCCGTTTGTAGTTACACCACTTGTGTATTGTGTTGTTTTATCAGCATCTTCATAAATAGCTATTGGGTGACCACTATTTGTACTATCTGATTGATCAAACCTATAAGTTCTGCCCTCTATTAATGTCAGGACTACATCAGCAGTGGCTGTGCTACCACCAATAGCATACTTGTTTGTTGAACCTTGATTATAGTAAGGGTGATTAGAAGGATTACCACCTACGACTGTAACAATAAATGTAACTAATGTTGAATCTGTATCAATACCACCAGTAGCATTAACACCAGTTACAGAAACAGTTGCTCCACCACTAATAGCTTCATCACCAATATTTACAGTACCAGTTAATCCATCTTCAACAACTTTTGCTCCTCCAGCCCCGAGAGCATCACCAATACCACCAGTGCTTGAAACACCAGTTGGCACAACCTCTATTGAAGGAACAGCAGTAACTGTGCCAAGAGAAGAAGTTCCAGATAATCCAGTTTCAACGACTAATGAACCAGCAGTTGTCCCCTCCTCTCCAAGAGCAGAAGTTCCAGCCACTCCAGTTGATATAACTTTAGCACTACCACTTTCAACTGTATTGCCAACTGCACCAGTTCCAGCCACTCCGGTAGGAGAAGTAATTGTTTGTCCAGCCGCCTCAAACAAGCCGAGTGCTGTAGTTCCTTGAACTCCAGTAACACCAAAAACACCTTGAGGTCTTGTTACCTCATCTCCAAGTTGTCCAGAACCTTGAACACCAGTTGGCAGAACTTTGGCAGTTCCTGTCTCAACTGTGTTACCTAACGCTGTAGTTCCTGCTAAACCAGTTTCAATAACTGTAGCTCCAGCAGTCGTGCCTTCATCGCCAAGTGCAGTAGTGCCAGAAACACCAGTGACTTCAACGGCTAGAGGAGCGTTCCAAGCTCCTTCACCCCATGTGCCTCGACCCCAACCAGTAATGTTCGCCATTGGTTAGCCTTTTGTTAGGCTATTCTAATAATAGCGTTTGATGCGTCTGCTGTTGGGAATTGTATTGTAAACGTTCCTGCTGTTGATGTTTTATTAGATGTAAAATCTAAAACAGCAACTGCTTTATTACTATCAGAGCTATTATATATTAAAGCTCCCATTGCAGTAATTGTTGCAGTTGTAAAACTTAAATCAGCAAAATCTGTAATTGCAGTTGTGCCAGATGTGCTTGGATCTACTCTTGTTAAAGAACCACCTCCAGTTGCATATGTACCACTTGATGCCACTTCACCAGTTGTTACTAATGCCGTTGTTGATGCACCTAATGTTGCAGTTGTTGATGATTTACCACCACTGCCTTCTGCAAATAGTGCTAATTTAAAAGTGTCTCCACCTGAGTTTTTAAAGTTGTGTACACCTTCTAATAACTCTTTTTTGAAGGAAGTACACATTGCTTGTGTTATAGCCATATTAGAGTCTCCTTATATATTCAGCCATTTCCTTGTGACCACTTGATCGCAAGACTTGAATAATACTAGCACGCTCTTCCTTTCTTGCCAAGAGTATATAATGATGGATAATTCCTTTGAGTTGTTCTCTAAACAATTTAGCTTGTTCTTTTAAATGGGAAGGAGCGTTATCTGACACACTAGCAATCTTATCAACAGCTAAATCGGCTATTTGCTCATTATTCAATCCCCCTTTTTCTGAGGTTTTAACAATCACATTACCTAATTCTGACACATTAATATTAAACATTTTTATTTACCTCCTCGTAAGTTACTCCCGCAATGTCCTCTCTGCCAATAATATTTGGTGTTACATCTAAAGGCTCTGGAGGATCTAATTTTGATTTTCTTGTTATTAGCATACTACCTTGTGTGGTTGTAGAAACTATAGGGTCCTCAAGTCTATGGTATCCATACAACTTTTGATCCTCAGGAACATTAGTATCCAACAAACTTGAGTTGTGAGCTATATTTACCTTTATACCTTTTGATATAGCTATGGCTAACCAAAACTCACAACAAGCTCTTCCCGCTTCTGCAAAATTGATATGCTTATGAGTAAAGTCAATACCGTATAAATGTAACTCTTTAAAATCATTAGCTACAGCATACGCAAAAGCATAAGCGACGGTATTATTTAAATAAGCGTATTTTGTTTTTTGTAACACTTCTTGAAGTGGATACTCAACAACATCTGGACATCTTTCATCTAAAGTACAAGAAAAAATGGGTATATTCAGTTTTGACCTTAATCTATCAGCCATTATGGTAGTTTGTTTACCAGCGTTTGGAGTGTCTAAAAATCTAGAAGGAGGGTCCATCATAAAACATTTATCATGATAAATAACTCCTGACATCGAATTAATAGCCCATATTTCGTCAAACTTTTCGCTTCTAATTCTAGCAAGGATAAACTCACTAAAGCTGTTGCCTAAACCGACAATAGCTACACTTTTACTTTTCTTCATGTTTGTCTTTGTCTTACCAAACCTTCTCTAAATGAATCAGAATAATTTCTACCTTCTGCATAATTTTTGAGACGTGCAATAGATTCTAAATATCTACCGTTATATAAATCTAACAAATCTTTTTCCCCTTTCATAAAGGTATATGCTTCTACTAATGTACCATAAAGTAAAGCATCAGGGGCATTTGTACTAATCCAAGTTGATCCACTATTATCAGTCGTAAGTGATGCTGGTCTATAATAATAATGTAATTCTACAGTAAAATCAGCGTTTGGTGTTGGAGCCAAAATAAAAGTGCTAACATCAAACTGTGCATAGTATTTAGGAGTGCCAGTCACAGTAGGGTCAGGATGATATTCTTGTAAAAAGTTAACATCTTTTTGTAGTAGAAAAACATTTGTACCACTATTTATTAATGACAAAGAAAAAGTAGCCATATAGTCACTAGGTTTTTCTAAAAATTTATTACCAGATGTGGCTGTACCAGTAACATTTTTACGAAAATAATCAAGGTCAACAGTTTTAAAAATACGTTCTTCTGCATTTTTAATAAAAAACGGTATTTCAGCTACAAAAGTACTTTCATCATTTTGTGTCCACTCTTGCACAGAAGCCGTCAATGTAGTCAATGTAAAACTCATGATATACTCACCGTTACTGTTCCTAAACTTGTGGTTGCACTAAAAGATTCTAACTTTGTTCCAAGTATGCCAAGTCCAGTATTTGTTATAACAATTAATTGTTTATTATCATCCTCTTGTTGTGGTCTAGGTTGATAAAGAGCTTGTGGCTCTAATGGTGGTTTGCGTGGTGTAAGTTGAGGGTGTTTTACCTCATACTCAGACCTATGGACTACATTACCGTTCCATTCCATAACTCGCTCTCTATAGGGAAAGGCAAAACCAGACCTATCTGATATAAACTTTGATTTTCTTCCAATAGCGTATCTAGTCATACAAATCCATAATAAGTGCTACTTGGTGTTAATGTTAAATTAGAGCGATCTCTGTCTTCTGCTGAAGCACGCTCGAACTCTTCTTCATACACAGCTTTCAATATTTGTATTCTGTCAGGAGCTTTTTTCATTGCCAAGTAATAAGCGAGTCCTGCAGTTAAACATGGATAAAACCTAAAGGGTACTTCCATTGTATTTTTAGCTGTATCTGCGTCTTGTATTCTAGTCAAAGCATCGTACACAAAAGTATCTGTGCTGTTCTCTGGTGTAGCCCAGAGTTTTAAATTAGGTGTTATCTGCCTATCTAAAAAATACTGACTAGGTCTACCAGTTGTAGACTTTACTGGTATGTTGATGTATTGATCCCTACTTATTCTACTTATTGTAAAATCTGTAGTTCCTCTGCGTATGACAGCATTGAGTATATCAATTACATCTGTTGCTAAACTATATTCCGCTGTACCTGATGTTAATGATTGTGTACGTTGTTCAATAGTCCATTGATTTAATCCTCTATTTGCCCAATCAGCTAGTAATATATTTAACGAACGTTTGGCTGTTTGTAAGTCGTAACCAGTCCTAACCTCTAAGCCACAACGCTCAAAGGCTTCTTCAATATATTCAGCTACATCTAGCTCAAAATTAGTAGAGGATGAAGTGGTCATTAGCTATAAGGACCTTTGACTACTTTACCACCATTAGCAAAGCTCTTTTTCTTCATAGCACCACCACCTACGGCATAGCTTTTCTTTTTCATAGCACCACCACCCATCATTTTTTCTTTTTCGTTAGTAGCACCACCCATCGCATAGCTTTTTTTCTTCATCATTATTTATTCTCCTTATAAAGATTGTTGAAGGTTACTTCGGGATCCATATATTGTTCATGTTCCTCTGCGTTATGAGTCCATTGACTCGGTTTAAAATCGGGAGCTCCCTCTCCAGTTTCCCAGAGTGCAGGGGAAGTTACTCTAACCCTGTTATTTGGCAAGGCAACAATGTTACCAGTCCAATTATCAGCCTTAATTAACTGAATGATATGACTCTGCTTATGCTGAGCTGGATCATCTGCTAAATCAGACTGACTGTAATCTATTGTAAATAAATATTTACCGATATGCAACCTATTATCTATTTTACAAATCCATGGACTTACACTTACATAATCTAATTTAACCACACTATGATGATGTGAGCTACAGTCCCAAGGCTGAGCAAAGCGTGGGTGCATAATATCAGGCATGGTGTCTAAAGGTATATCAGCGACCAATGCAGTTAAAGGCATTCTAGCCCACATTGCTCCACCATGTATATTTGTTTCATCAGTGCCGTCAACCTCACAACCAGTAAACACGACTTGGAAACCAAGTGTTCTATCTGGCATTGTAGTTACAGCAAACGCATGAGCATGTATAAATTCACCTCTGTATTTTTCATGATTGTGCGTAAATTCTTTGCGTACCCAACATTTAAAGAAGGGTATGTTGCTAATTAAATATGACATTAGGCTTTTTTCTTAGCCGTAGGTTTTTTCTTTGGTTTTTTACCTTTACCAAAAATATGAGCATCAACCTTCGCCGCTTTACCTCCCGTTAACACAGAGTTTACACGAGCCATTGCCCATTGATTTGGTGTTGTTCCAGGACGGTGTCCAGTTTTATAAGCGGCGAGACCTTTGTTGTAGACTTGACGTAATTGTCCAGCCGTAACCTTTTTACCTTTTGCTCTAGCTTTTTTAGCTTTTTCAGCTAATGTTTTACTTACGTTTGCTGACACGTTTTTTCCTCCTCTTACTTGGCATTAAACCTTTATTAACTGCTCTAGCTCTTTCGCTAAAACCTAACTTTTTTCCACTCTTAAGTTTTTTTCTTATTGTTTCTAGCTTTGCTACCATTTTTCTTTTTTCTCATAGTTGCACCTTTTATAATATCTCCACGAGTTATTTTATTAAAAGGTGGTGTTAACGAAGCTAACTTCTTTTGCTTGGGTGTTAGTTTTTTCTTCATTTCTTTTTACCTCCATACATTTTTCTAAATCGTTTTGTGTACACAGACTCTTTTGTTTTTCTGCGTTTACCTTTTTTAAAGTCTGTACTGAACTTATAAGCAGATGGATCATTATCTGCTTTAGGTGCATTACGTTGTATTTCCTTACGACGTTTAGCACGCTCTGTACTTGACAAGCCTTTTAAATATTTTTCTGGTATTTTACGTTTTGTTTTCTTTTTCTTGGCTGGAGGTTTACTAATTTGTTTGCTCATTTGTCCTCTCGTCATAGCCATTTTAAATCAACTTATGTAAAAAAGGGGTTATAACTATTAGAACGGCGAGCCCCCAAAGTTTAACATCAAATTTATCAAGACTCTTTTCTATACGTTCATATCTTTTTCCGCACTCTTCTTCGTGCTTTTCTAATAATTTTAAAACTTCGTTAGCTTTCATTACCATGCCTTACATGACCAATATCTTGCAGTAAATTTATCTTTAGCCGTATCACATCTATGTCTAGCTCTAAATGATTTACGACGTCCTGGCTGATCTTTTTTTATACTCATGTTAGGATCGCCAAACCTAACAAGTTTAATTTGTGTGCCTTTTTTAGCTAAAACTGCAGATTTTTTAGGACCTCCTGGAGTTTTCTTTGGTTTATTAAATCCAGGAAAAGTCATCCCTCGGTAACTAATTTTACCAGAGGGAGTCCTTTTTACATCTTTTGTAGTAGCCATTAACCGTACTCTTTCGCTACTTGCAGAATAATCGTATAACTATCTGCACTTGAATGTCCTACGGTTGTAAACTGTATGTCACCAGTCTTACCAGATCCTGCATTATTTGGTATACCACCAAACCCAGAGTAATCATGAAAGCCACTTTGGTTTTCACCTAACTCAATAGCAAGAACATCAGAGGTTGCGTCAAATAATATTTGGACTTTCATACCGATACACTGCCACCATATTTTTTGTATGGAAGCTCCAGTACAAGCCTGACCAATAGAATTATTAGCTAATGCACTGACGTCTACTTTAGTAACAGCACTTTCACCTGATCCATCAGAAACATTTGTGAATTTTAAAACTGCTGTTTTACTACCATCAATGATAGTTTGTGTAGCAACTGCATCTGCCATATAAGCCTCCTATTATTGATCAGCAAAAGCTGGGGCAGTAGTTGATGTAGCATTACCAAAAATTTGATAATTAGTTGTGTTTATACCCATAATTGTAACATCAAATCCAGCAGGAACATTAAATTGTATACTACTATTTGAGCTACCGTTTGAGAATACAGAACTAATTGCATTACCATCAGTATCTAAAAAGGTTATACCACCAATATAAAAGTTAGTATTTCCTGGAGTAACTATTATAGCGTCTGTTGCATCAGCGGCTCCTCCAGCATAAACAAATCTAAACATTGATCCAGCTATAGGTGCTGGAAGTGTATATGTATTATCTTGACTACCATCTGGAACAAGTAAAACTCTACCACTATGAGTAGCATTTGTAAGAGTTACGTTACCATCAGATAAACTGACTGGACCATCACCAAAGGTTGATACCTCTGTAATTGCACCAGTAGTTGCATTTTTACTGATTGTTTTAATTGTACTCTCAGATCTAATAGGACCTGAAAAAGTTGTATTAGCCATATCAATCTCCTTGTCTTGGCTTTGTCGGGTTTATTCCCGTCAAGGTGTATAAACTATAACATAAAAAAAGAGCGACTGTAAAGTCGCTCCTTTAATTTCAAGGGGATCCTTGATTTAAGCTCCTGGAGAGCCAAATACACAACGAGGATCTGATACGCCAAAGCTATATCTTTCTCTCGCCTTATATCTAACATTACCAGTATCGAAGTCACCTTCCATTGATGTTGCAATCCCTGCTCTTTCAAAATGTTTAAATCCATTTGGTGAGTCAGTTTTGATGAAAAATGCGTCTGTATCTGTTAAAAAGTGGTTTACCACATATCCATCAGGTAACATACCCATATTTCTAATTGCATTAACATCATTGTCTGCAGTTGCAGGACGCATGTTACTTGCCATTAATCTT